AAAGAATAAATCAAAGTTCCTAAACCCTTCATTAACCGGGAATTTATTAATTGTAGTTGCACATTCATTACTATCAATTTCTTTAATACCAATAAACCTACCTTTAGCACCATTCTTAAATTGGTCAATAAAACCTGAAACAGTATAAACTTTATTAAATTCAAACTGATAAAAAGTATCTTCACAATTTATTTTTTGATTTAATATATTATTACGTAATGTAATATCATTAGCATTTGTTCCCTCAAATCCTTCTGTATATCCTGACCAATCAAGACCAAAATAATATGAACTTTTTTGTCTCTTTTCATTGAGACCTCCTGAGTCTGTAGGGTCAGTAGTACCCCAACCATATTCTTTAACATTTGGTACTAAGAAATAGGCACGTCTTGTTTGTTCCGATAAACTAGGTGATTGAGACCACTTAACTTTAAATCGATATTTCCCTTTAGTAGGGATTCCTACTGTAGGGTCGTTTGATAAAACTTTTTCACCAAATTCATTAGTAATAAAGTAATCCAAATTCATTGGTAATTCAGTCATCCATACACCATTACCATCAATAATATTACCTGATTTTTCTAATTGAAATAACTCAAGTATTGGATTACCGTCAGCGTCATAATTAATTGTTTGTCGTATTGCTAAAATAGACCCAGGACCTGTAGATAATTGACATAAATTACCCATATCATCCAATGGTTTAGCATTTCGTCTAAGTCTTTGTGAATCTGCGGTTGAGTAAATAGACCCCATGAACACTGAAGTTGGTTGTATATCAATATTGGCATCATCCCTAAGGTCAAAGTCAACACGGTTAACAGCGATTTGGCATATTTCAGGGTCACCCCATAATGGTGCAACTGATAAAGTTCTTGTTAAACTAACAATTTGAGGTAATGATGATAAATCATTTGAAGTTTTAAATCGGTTACCAGCAACTTGAGCTTCGGATGCTAAACCCATTCTAATCAAATCTTGAGGTGTTAAAGAAAACTCCCCAATATCTGATAAGTCAATATCCATTACTAAAGTTTGTGGACCTAATGGAACACCCATTATCATGTAGTCACCACTCTCGTTTGTTTTAGTTGTGTATTTGTAGTACTTGTCGTAAATTTCAACCGCAATTCCATCGGTTAATACGTCATCTCTTGTAGGTAAAGTACCTGTCGCAGCGTGAGTAGAGTACGACTTTTCGTAAGGTAAAAGGTTGTATCTATACCCATCCTCATTTTTATCAGTAGGTGACTTGTAAGGGTAGATACTTGTTATCAGTGGATTAGATTCATCAACAGATGAAATTGGAATAAATACTGATACACGGGCATTTGGAACACCAAATCCGTTATTCGCAGTAACCCTTCCAACAACAACACCGTATTCAGAACAACTTCTACTATAAACGTCAGTTTGTTGTATTTTTAACGATAAGATTTCTAAGAACTCAAAATCTTGGTCTAACTGAACATTGATTGTTTTGTTAATACCTAATTCGGTTCTAATTCTATATGACTGACCCATTCAATTCTTTTAATTTATAAATAGTTTATGTGTGATTTTTCAAGTTAACACACACCATATTTAATTATAAACTAGTTAAGCCAGAAATAAACCTGTTAAGAGAAGGTAACTGATTGGAAATTTTTAACAGACACTCTAATATCTTTGTTAGGGTATCTAACTTGATACACTTGAGATGGTTGTGCGAAGATTGTGTCATCTACAGTTGCAATTTCTTTAGTCTCAGCATCCGAATATTCCATAGATGTTTCAGCAGATGAATATTGACCCCCAACATTATTATAAACGTTTAATCCTGCAACAGTTAATACACCATTCTGATTTTGAACAATACTTTTTAACTCAGATAAATACACATTTTGACCTAACTCCCTTGTTTGAGGATTGAAGTAGGTTGAAATTCTATCTACAACATCCGCAATAACTTGTCCTGAATTTTGAGCAGAATCTAAAACAATCTGAACATCAATACTTAAGTCAATAACCTCAGCAGTTAATATCGAAATATAGTCATTCATCATTCTATAGTTCGATAGATAATTTGCAACATTTTGTCTTAAAGTGTCTGACACGATACTTGTTAATTTTCCTGAAGTATCATAAGATAATAATTGAATTAATATCTTATTATTATTTTCCGTAATTGAAACTTTTGCAGGTGCTCCGAACTCAGCCGGCATATTTCTAATAATTGACTCGTAATCTTGAACCGTAACCGCTCTCTTTTGAGCTGAGAAGTTAAACGATACGTAGTTTCTAATTTCCTCTAATGATGGTACACCCGAACCTCCAATTGCCGCAGTCACGTTGTTACATCTTAATGAATTAACCACCGATGAGTTTGTTGTTTCAGATGGTCCGTTTACAAAGAAGTTTACAGTACCAATTTGATTAATAACATTTGTCCCTAAATTTGTTGCCAATCCACCACCAACTCGATATTGAATGAATAGTGTTGAGTTAGGAGTTAACGCAGACCCTAATGAGAAATTGTTTGAATATCTTTGTAAATCAATTGTCGCACCAACTGTTGTAAATTGGTCTAATGAATCTTGAGCGGTATTTGTACCACCACCAAATGTCATTTTCTTAAATCCTTCTGGAGTATATTCCGTAATAAATCTATTAGATGTTTGGATATACTTTCCAACTTTAATACCCGGTTGGTCTGATACTTTTGTTGGGTCTTCAATGAATACTCGGTCTTCCGCAAGTGCATCAACCTCGTACCATTTATTTGACACCCCTAAAAATTCTGAAGTAGATGGAACATTAGTATATTCAGTCCCACTTTTTAATAAAACACTAGTTATACCTAATACGTTTTTTTCAGGTAAGAATAATTCAAAGAATGGTTTAACATCATTCGGAGTAATAACTCTTTTGAATACTTTAGTAATACCATTAACTACTAATTCTCTTTTAGTTATAGTATAATTAATCAACACATTATTAGCATTGAAGTTTGGTATTTTTAACCTATTAGGAAAACCCTGAGCATTGTATGGTGAAGTAAAATCAACATCATATATGTTTTCAAACACAATACCAGCACCGACAACTTGAGAACCTCTAGTTAATGTCCCTAAGTACCTTTCATCTTCTTTATCCCCAAAAGCAGGAACCGTAATTGAAAAATCAACTAAAGATACTGATGGTCTTTGCCCCGGTAGTTTTAAACCATAAGTTCGAGCAATATTATAGATAGACGACCTTTGTTGTGCATATTGTAAAACGGTCTCTTGAATACTTCTATCTATATGGTAGTGTAAGTTATCTGCAACCGCAGCGTTCAAATCCAAGAACACAGAGAACACAGAAGCGTCGTTGAAGTCCTGTATTAATTCAGGGTAGTAAGTTCTTACATAGTTTAATAACTCAGTTCTTATTCCCTGATAATCTCTTGTAGTATATGATATATTACGATTTGCCATACAATATTAAATATTAATGATAACGAAATCACTCGGACCAAAAGTTGATTTATCGGTTGAGTAATCTATTTTTATTTTTGCGGTATATTCTGAAGTTCCCTTACCCGGGAATCTATAAATTGACGATTCACTACTACCCACTATTGCAGTACCTGTTGCAATATCAACTTCTTCTTGAGGGTCAGCAGGACTTATTGTAATTTGGTTTAATAATAAACCCGGCATAAAGGTACCAACAGCCTCTCGAATGTCAGATTCAATAGCATCAAATGTTAAACCATCAAATGGTTCGAACAAAAATTCATAAAGTCTTGTACCAAATGTTGGTAAATAATATCTTGAACCTTTTCGAGTCAAAAGTAAGTGGATTAAATCCGCTTTAATTTCTTGTGCTTCAAGTTCAGTTAGTTGTAAATAGTCACCTTTAACTGAGTCCCTAAAAGGAAAATTAATACCATATGTTGTTCCGTTTGCCATATCTATAATTATAGTGTTATGATTATTTCTTATAAATACCTAAAAATAAAAAATCCCGACATTGCCGGGATTAATATAATTATCGGTAATTTTATTATGAACCACACCCAAAACATTCAAATTCTGAATCTGTTGGTTTTACTGTAGGTTCAACAAGATTCACTTTTGGTTTTTCTTGTTTAATAGTTGATTGATTCACTTTTGAAATATCAACCGCTAAGTGTTTTGCTCCGGTAGATATCGCTTTAGTTCTAACATAATAACAAAGAGTTTTTAATCCTTTACCCCATGAATGAAAATGAGATGATGAAATTTTTGATAACGTTGGTTCCGACATATAGATATTCATTGATTGTGATTGGTCAATAAACGGTGCTCTGTCAGCCGCCATATCAATAAGTTCTCTTTGAGATATTTCCCAAATTGTTTTGTATTTTGGTATTAAGTGTTCAATTCTTTTAACTTTCTTGTTGTAATTTTTATCTTCAACATCAAGATATTGATTGAAATTAATATTTTGGATAGACCCTTCGTTCATGATAATTTCATTCTTTAAATCTTCACTCCAAACCCCTAATTTTTCAAAATCAGTAATTAAATATTTGTTTACAATAAGAATTTCTCCACCAACCACACGTCTGTTAAATAACGCCGAGTGAGCTGGTTCTGTCATTTCAAATGAACCTGTAATCTTTGCTGAAGATGCCACCGGCATCTGAGCGGTGAATAATGAGTTACAAACCCCATATTCAGCAACTTTATCTTTCAATCCCATCCAATCCCAACGACCTGATAAATTATCCTCATTCATTCCCCACATATCAAATTGGAATACTCCTTTAGACATTGGTGAACCTTTGAAGAATTTATACGGTTTGTATAAACCTTGTTGACATAAATAAGAACTCTCCGTGATTGCAGCAAAATAGATTGTTTCAAAAATATCTTTGTTAAGTTTCTTTGCCTCTTCAGATGTAAAAATAAAATCCATTAAATAGAATACATCTGCCAACCCTTGAGTACCAATAGCTATCGCTCTTTGTTCTAAACCACCTTTTCTACCTTGTTCGGTTGAATAACTATTAATGTCAACAACTTTATTAAGTGCTCTCACAACTTTTCTAACTTCATTGTAAAGTAAGTTAAAATCAAACTCTCCTTTAATAATAAAGTTTTTCAATACCATAGAAGATAACGTACAGATTGCAGTTGTTTCCTCATCAGTATATTGGTAAATCTCATTACATAAGTTAGATTGTTTAATCACCCCGATGTTTTGATGGTTAGTTTTTCTGTTAGCACTATCCTTAGAACATAAGTAAGGAACTCCTGTTTCAACCTGAGATTCAATAATCTTATTCCAAATTGTTTGTGCTTTTACTTTTTTACCAAGTCCAAGTTCAACCGCTTTGTTATAGTTTGTCTCATACTCATCACCATAAGTTTCCT